TCCAGAGCCGTTTAGATTCTGAACTTGTCATGGTTATTAAATTGTGTAAATAGTAATCAGGGTTTGGTAGTAATGGTGTCATTAACGTCTTTTTGCTCCGCCTCTGCCTCGGTTTGCTTTACGTGACTCAGCAACGATTCTGCCACCTTTATGTGACATATCGGTCTGGGCTCCGGGTTTACGCTTTCTACGTATTTTCATTAAGTCACGTCTGTATGCTCGTTTGGCAGGCGTGTTATTGATTCGCCTGTTATCACGCCTATGCTTAAGACGAGACTTCTTATTTCGCCTGTAAAACCTTGCAGTTCTACCGGGATTAGGGCTGAATCTAGGTCCTGTTCTTGCCATATAATCTAGATTGTACTAATGTTGGATCTATCTTTGGTATTACCGAAGCTAATCGGTCTAGTGGACTGCCCTCAAGAGCGACACCTGTAATGTCATTAGTTTTTAACCAATCACATGCTGCTTTCAAATCTTGAGTCTTTGCTTCTCCACATTTTATCAAACGTAAAAATTCTTGTGTAACAAGGTAGTGAAGCTCGTTAAAACTTTCTTCGTTCGCTTTTCTAGGTATTACTCTTGTTTCGCTCATTCGAT